AAGTGAATCACCTAGTGTTACAGTACCAGTGAATGTAGGATTAGCAGAGTCTGCTTTAGTTGAAACAGCCACAGCAATAGCAGTGTACTCTGTATCTAACTCAGCACCACGTACTACCTTAGCAGCATTGCCTGTAGGTAGCGTATCCTTAGCTGTAAAGTTTACTGATTTAACATAGTTGCTCATAGTAATCGCCCTTGTTTTACGTAGACATCAATCTTTTGAATTGAAATAGGTTGTCCATTTATATTTGATTCAAAACCAATCTGTATAATCTTACCTCTACCATTGGTGTTTACTTTCTTTTGATCAATATCAATACCACCTGAGTATTCTGCTATTCCGTATTCTGCAATACCGTACTCATAAACGATTTGATCACCTACAATTGATAGTTCTGATCTATAGTTATTAGCATAATCAAAACCCCACTTAACTGTTACTTCTTGTCTTACACCACCAACAACTGTATATCCAATCTTCTTTAGAATCTTCTCTGTAGTTGGTGATTGAAAGTCAAAGTAGTTCGTATAATAGATAAAAGGATAAGCAGCAGTGTTGTCAACATAGCCGCCATACTGACCTACATAGCCTGTGAAACCCATCAACAATCTACGATTAGAATCTGCATATAAAGCTTTAGGAGCTAGTGTCCAAATAGTAGCTCTAGCTGCTCCATCAGGCAATGGTGTTCTTACATCAAAGCAATAACTAATATTAGAGATAGGGAAAGATAACAAATAGAATGCTTCCTTCTCATTGTATACTGCTCTTACTTTAGTTAAGTCTTCACCCGGTAGAATAGCAATTAAATCATCACGTACATTCTTACTGATATCACGCATTGGCATTGATTTCTCTTGTACTAATCGTGCAAAAGAACGTACTCCTGCGTCAGACAAGAACAACAAGTCATTACTAATATTCTTTACTGAATCTCTAGCTATACAACCAATACGGTTAATACCTTCAAGAAGACTCATGACGTTAGGATCTTGTGGTGACTGATAGATTAAAGTCTGTCTTAAACCAAAGATAACTAAGAAGCCACCATGAGCAGCTAATGCTGTAACTTGATCTGTACCGTTAGTCCATACTTGTGATACATCTAATGATCCTGATGTACCTGCTGCCCAAACTGTACCTGCTGCTAAGTCTGAGAAGTAAACAATCTGTTTGTTATTCTGTAAATCACCAACCCATAAACGACCATAAGCAGATACTACTACGTTACCTTGTGGTACAGTGCCTGAATATGTTGGATGCTCTGATACTCTTCTATACTGCGTAGTACTTAACGCAGGATCAAACATTAATGGATCATGTCCTGATTGGAAGAAGTAAGTTTTGTTGTTAAGAGTTGCAATAGACCAATTGCTTGCAGTGATCGTAGGTGCAGTTCCTCCACCACCATAAGTGATCTCTGATAATGCTGTACCCACAAGTTTAAATAGTTTATTGTTTCCTGCTGCGAGTACATACTTAGTCCCATCAGTACCAATCAATTCACTAATCTGCTCAATAGCTGCAGTACCTAACTCTGTAGGAACAGTTGCGTTAACCTTAGTCCAACCTTTACGAGAACCAATACGACCTGACTTATCAATCACAGCATTGAATGCTTGTAATGCATAGCCATTTTCTAGTTGAGTACTAGCGTCTTGGGTGTTTAAACCAAAGAACCCCGGAGCAGCTACTGAGGCTGACGTGAGTTGTTCAGCCATTAAACAGCACCCCAGTTAGATTCTTCTACATAACGGTTAGATTCAATCGCAATAGCGTCACCAAGAGCTTTCTGATAGAACATAAATGCGTCCCCTGATCCAATACCGCCATCTTCACCACGCTCCGCTAAAGCCCTTGCATAAGCACCCATAATAACCGGTAAGCTAGGAACTAATAGACGATCAGTATTGTTAACTAAATCAGGTTGTGGTTTAGTAATGTTAAAGAAGATTTGGTATACACCATTAGGGATAGGATAGATATCTACCTGCGTATCTCCGTTAGCATCTTCACCATTGAATGCATAATACATTGGAGCATTCTGCTGTGGATTCTCAGTCAATAAAGCTTGAGTCATCCATGATACTGGACGATTCTCTAAGAAGAACTTCTGATTAGCTGAGTTATTCCATACGTCAATAACTTCAAATCGCTGACCTGATCCTACCAATGTGTAATTGAAGATACCTGTACCTGTATTAACAGTCAATGTATCTGATAATGAGTTCCAAGAATAGGAATTCTCTACGTCCATCTTGGCATCGTTCACGTATGAACCGATCAGCTTGGAGTAGTTTGAAGCAGTAACAGTAGTAACCTCGTCTTCACGAAGTCTCTTAAGCACTGCGTTTACTAGTTCTAAATAAGTCATTATAATCCTTTATGCTTTATCAAATAACTTATAGCCTTTGATAATACATCTATATTTTCTTTAAACATTCCTAAACCAGTATTACATTTTGAACATAACAGGTCTCTTACTTTTCCTGTAGTATGATCGTGATCTACTGCAAGTTTTTGCTTATTATCTATTTCATCTAGCCCACAAATGTAACACTTATGGTTTTGATTCTTTAGCTTTACATTATACTCTTCTAGAGTTATGTTATATTTCTTTTTAAAGTTTGCATTTCTTAAAGAATCTTTACCTTTTGAAGTTTTATAGTACTTCTTTTGGTAAGCTTTTTGTTTTTCTAAGGCTGCGTATGGATCTAAATTACTTGTCTTTTTTGTCATATTATATATTATACCATATAATGTTTAAAAAGTCAAGCTTTATTTACCATTTTACTTTATCTGCCCAGTAAGCAGCAGACATTTTACCCTTGGCAATGTTCTTAGCATGACGTGCTTCAAAGCTTTTCTTCCTAGCCTTCTCACTAGCGGATGTAGGATTAGCTCCTGCACCTTTAACTCCTTGTTGACCGAAGCGAATAGTCTTCACTTGATCGCCTTCTTTAGCCACAACAACGTGTGACTTAGTAGGATGGCTTGGTGTTTTCTTAGGCTTATTAAACCCTGCCACACCTGCACGTTCTAGTCTAGAGTCTTTCTTCATTTCTTTTTCTTAGCTGTCTTAGCAGCATCCTTAAAGTCTTTAGCTGATGGAGAACCTTTGCTACCTACCTTACGCATCTTCTCGCCTGATCCTTCAGCGATACGCTTGCGTTTAGCGTGAATGTTAGCGTATAAACCCTGCTTCATTTCTTAGCTTTGTTCTTAGCAGTACGACCACCACGTTTAGGAAGTGATTTACCTGCTGTTGATAAAGCAATTGCTACAGCTTGCTTCTGAGGTCTACCTTCTTTAACCATCATACGGATGTTAGAAGATATTGTTTTATCTGACTTACCTTTTTTAAGTGGCATTATTTCTTCCTTACTAGTTCAAATGTATTAATTGAAGAGAATGTTGATGATGCTTCAGGTGTTAAACGAATCTCATCACCTTCATCTAATAGAACATAAGCACCACCATCAAACTTAAGATAGTCTTTAGAAGCCATACTATATTGATCTAAGACAAAGTATTCCGTGTTTGTACTTAAATCATACCACTTAGCAGTAATATGTTTAGTATTACCTGAAGCATTATGTAAGTACATCAAGTTCCACTTAGCAGCATAACCTGTAGGTACTTTGTATACCATTGTAGTAGAGCCTGCAGTAAGATTATGTCCTACAGATACTGACGAGTATTCCATTAAGCACCAAATACTTTCTTAATAACTAACGTTATAGCTGCACCAATAGAACCTGCAGCAAGAAGTAATACATATAATCCACCTTTACCTTGGTTGATTGTAGCATTTACCTGTGCCATCTCTTTTCGTAACAGATGAACTTCGTTAATTAGTATGCGAACTTCTGCTTCTAATGCACCGAAGTCCTTTTCTGTTATATTGTCTGACATATTATCCACACACCACTGGTTGAGCAATACCTGCTAATATTGGATCAACACCGTTAGGTATCATAGCAGGATCTAAAATATCATCAACACCGTTACCATCACGTAATGCGTGAATACAATAAGCAACAGTGTTGTCTTCTAAAGCTTCTAACTTATGAACCTTATCTTTATGAATATAGATCATGTGTGGAGCTTTAAATACAGTTTCTTTTCCTTCAACAGTTACCTTTACAGTACCTGCTGCAAGAAGTGTTAAGTGATCAAACGGATGTGTGTGACCTAGTTCAGTATCCCCTGCCTTCTCAAAGTGCATCTGTCTACTAAAGAGGTTTGCTACACAACCAATATTAACTACAGGGTGACTCATGTATTTTCCTTTGTAGGGTACAATCTAGTTACTAACTTATTAAGAAACGCATCCGTTAATTTCTTATCTATCTCACCTACAACTTTGTAAGGTACGTCAAGTTTCATAATAAAAATCCAAAAGATAAAACAATACGAGGTTTATTTCCAACTACCGGTGTACACCAATGTAATACTTTTCCTGCATCACATCTCCAAATATCACCTTCTTGTACGTTAATTATATTGCTTTCTTGTACTGGTTCTCCGCCCGCAAGAGGCTTAGAAATCATCACATTAAATCTAGTGTGAATTAATTTTCCTTCATTTCCATCTATGTGTTTATGTATTGCTCCGCCTTCAGTAATGTATCCACAATAATCTTTAAAAATTGGTTCTTGTTTTGCGTTACTTAAGCCATACAAATTAATAACCTGTTTTTTTATTTCCCATACTTCTTTGGGCGGATTTAACTCTTGCAGAACACCATACTGCCTACCAAACCCATTTGATTTAAATTTTCCATGATTTTCAACCGCCCAGTCTTTAACTAAACAAAGTAATTGAACATCAATCATTATTCAAAAGTTGTTACAGGAATATCATAAACTGGGTTTTCAGGTTTTTGTTTATTTGTTATGCAATAAGAACCATCCCAAGTAAATCCAATATCTGCGTCACCAATTGAATCAGTTAAAACATATTCTGTTTTAACTTCATTAAGCTCCCAAATTTTTGTAGGAGTTGTTTCTTGAATCAACATTATTGCATCAGCAGGTGGAGTCCAAGAATTAACATCTCCATCCCAAAGGCAAACATTGGTTACAGCATTTTCTTGAATCATTAAATAGTTTTTTTCAGTCATATTTTCACCCATTACCATTCAAAAACTACAATACCTGCACCCGCAGTTCCTGCTTCCCTAAGTATTCCTGCAAAAGCAAAGCCCGATGCTCCACACCCTCTTCCTGATGCGGTTGCCGCAGTTTGGTTGTCTGAGTTACCGCTATTGGCAGGTATGCCTGCATAACCTAATAGTGAATTTCCACCTTTACCACCAACAGGAAAAAAAGAAGAACCATATTGACCGCCAACAACAGAGCCCAATCCGTAATCTCCAGGCTCTCCAGTTATATTAATTGTTCCACCACTAGCAGTTCCGCCTAAGCCACCACGACTAATTCTTGCTCCATTAAAATCACTAAAAAAAACCATATATCCACCTAAACCACCACTAGCAGATATTGTAGTTATACTTTGTGTTCCTGATGATACAGACGATGTTCCACCTGTATTTCCTGCTTGAGCGGCTTGACTTGTTGTTACGTTCGTGCCACCTGCACCAATTGTTACAGATAAAGTGTTACCTGATGTTAAGCCTGTGAGATATGCAATAGCCGCTCCCCCTGCTCCACCACCTGAACTACATTCTCTACCACTATCCGTTCTTCTAACTGTCCCACCGCCGCCACCAACCACAGTTACCTTAAGAGCGGTTACACCAGTTGGGATTGTGAATGTACCGTTAGATAGAAAAACCTGTCCTCTACCTCCTTGTGCTTCACTTCCTCCAACCGCTACCCAAGAACCATCACCACGTAGGAATGTAGATGAACTTGGAGTACCTGAAGCAGATAGTTTAGCTACTGTTACGTTTGCATCAGCAATTTTTGCAGTTGTTACAGCATTACTTGCAATCTTCGCAGTAGTAATACCACCATCAACTACAGTAGAAGGAATAATTTCTTTAACTACTCCACCAGTATGTTCTGTATATAGTTTACCATCAGCAGTATTAACTGCTAATTCTCCCACTGATAAAGAAGCAGCCGATGGAACTGCACTTGCAGTCTGACTGTTCTTAGTAATAATCGTAGCCATTAATATGTTCCTCCAGTTATGGTACTATCGTTTGTTAAATATCCTGAATCATTAGTAAATGCAGATACGTTAGTAGGCTGAGTATAACTAATGACACCAGTAGATGCATTATAAGACAATGAACCTGAAACTGATATTGCGTTTCTAGCTCTTGTGTTTGTAAAGTAAAGATTTGTAGAACCTTCAGTTACTGTGTCTGAGTTACCTTGAGTAAAACTCATTACACCAGTACTATTATTATAAGACAAAGATCCTGATGCAGAGATTAAACCACGTACATAAGAATCAGTGAATGTTCCTGCACTTGCAGCAGCTTGTGAAGCAGAAGTAGCAGCAGCACTGGCAGAGTTAGATGCATTAGTTGCACTAGTCGCTGCAGCGGATGCTGAGTTAGCTGCGTTAGTTGCTGAAGTAGAAGCTTCGCTTGCCTTAGTAGTCGCTGTAGTAGCTGAACCACTAGCAGATGTAGCAGAACTTGCAGCATTAGTTGCTGAAGTAGATGCTGAAGAAGCAGATGAAGCTGCGTTAGTTGCTGATGTAGACGCAGCAGATGCACTTGAAGCTGCATTAGTAGCTGAAGTACTGGCTTCAGAAGCTTTGGTTGTTGCAGTAGATGCAGAAGCTGTAGCACTTGTAGCACTAGCAGTCGCTGACGTAGCTGCATTAGTAGCTGTAGTTGCTTGATTAGATGCAGTTGTTGCACTAGCAGCAGCATTGGTTGCTGAAGTAGCAGCAGCACTAGCACTTGTTGCAGCAGCAGATGCACTAGCAGTAGCTGAAGTAGCTCTTGTCCCTGCTAATGTAGCACTATCAGCAGCATTCTCTTCAGCTTCTTGAGCACCATCTTCAGCAGTCTGAGCAGCAATACGATTAGCTTCAACAGCAGCTAAGTCAGCAGCTAAGTCACCGGTAATAGTAGCAGCTAGATCAGCACTTGCATCAGCAGCACTGGCAGAAGCTTGGGCTTGATTACGATAAGTTTCAGCTAGAGCTAATGCAGCAGCAGCGTCATCAGCAGATTCTTCAGCTTCGTTAGCTTTTGATTGTGCTAAAGCAGCAGCAGAGTTAGCAGAACTGATTGCACCTGCAGCAGTAGTTGCTGAGGCAGCGGCATTGGATGCTGAAGTAGACGCAGCAGCAGCCGAAGTTGACGCATTAGTAGCTGATGTAGACGCAGCAGTTGCAGCAGTCTGAGCATCAGTAGCGTATCCTTGTACTTCTGAAACTAACGCATCGTTGGTAGAGTTACCACCTCCACCTGCTCCACGATATAATGTCATTTAAACTTCCTTTAATTGTTTTTTCGTTGTTAAAGGTTTCTTTAATACGAGTGGTTCTTCCACTACTCTTACTTCTTCTACTTCGATGTACTCAGGATGTTTAC